CCCAGGTTCGCGCCGCGCAGGTACGCGCCGCCCAGGTTCGCGCCGCGCAGGTTCGCGCCGCCCAGGTTCGCGCCGCGCAGGTTCGCGCCGCCCAGGTACGCGCCGCGCAGGTTCGCGCCGCCCTTTGTGGCCGCCTCCAGCGCCGCGCGCATGGCAAGCCCGCTGGTCTGCTGCTCGTCTGTGGGCTGGAACTCGAACAACACCGCTTCGCTATAGCGGTGCTTGATGACGATCTTGGGCGCGGTCGATTCAGCCATGTGCGGCTCCTTGAGAAGTTGGCTGTGGGAATAAAAAAGCCCAGCGCTGTGGCTGGGCTAAACCCCCGTGGGAGGGGGCGAGGGGTAAAGGGTTGATGGTGGCCGGTTGCTTGTCCGGCTTGCATTGGCAACAGCACCCAATGCGATCAGGCTGTGTGTCTCTTGACCGCGCATCGCAACTGCGCATCCACCATCATTGAGTCGTCCTGGCGCTGATCCCCAGGTCTTAGAAAACCGCGCGTCGCGTCTTGTGCTTCGCTTCGCCCTACGGCCCAGCCGACAGCCCGGCCAATTCCGACTCAATGATGGTCCTCGTCTTTCCGAGGCGTCAGGGAATCCTCTGGCACTGTTCCCAATTCCTCGTGGTCTTTCGCAGCTCCACGTTCACTGTCCAGTTCACTCCGCGTTTGATTCCGCTGCAGGAACTGGCAACCCGCCCAGAATGGGGTGATGGCACCCTAGTCGGCACCCTCACGCACAAGGCGATCAGGTCGGCGGCATACCGGGATTTCGTCCGCCCCGTTCTCCAACTTCTCAAACCCGCTGTGCCGTTGAGCGCGGCGTTACGCGGGTCAAGCCATCACAACTGCCCCCGCCAGAACGGCCGTTCTATCCCGAGGGACGCAGGGGCATGTGTGATAGCCCTGGGCTCCAGGGCGACGTGACGCCGCGATGTCTATCCGGGTGTTTCAGAAGCGTCAAATTCGGCCTTCGCTTGCAGGTATGCCTGAGCTGCTTCCTCTGGCGTCGGAAAATTCCCAAGCCTGCGAAGCTTTCCTGCTCGCATAATTTGCGCCGCCCACTTCTTTCTGTACGGACTGACGCCAAGGAATCCTGACTTGCTGTCGCGGTGCGCCGACCGGAGATTTTGCGCATTCTCTTTGGGGGTCACATCTCTTAGATTGACGGCGCGATTGTCAGAGCGGTCCCCGTTGATGTGATCAATCATCCCTGATGGGAGTTGTCCATGGTGTATCAGCCACGCGAGCCTGTGAGCCGCCCAGTTTTTCCCTCTGATCCCAACAGTCAAATATCCATCTCCGCCGTTAGCGCCTGCGCGGTCTCCTGGCTTGACGCGCTGACTTGCGCGGATTCGCCAAAACAGCTCTCCAGTCTCAGGGTCATAGCGCAAAAGGCTTCGTGCGGTACGCGCATCCATCTTCAGCTCTTTCTTCTGTACTGCCCCCGGCACTGCCGGGGAGTGGGGGTTACTGGGTGGCTTCTGCGGCCTCATCCCAGACCCAGTGGGTCTCGTCATCAAGACCATCACCGGGCAGCCGGAAAACAGCGTTCGCAGCCTCGGCAAGTTGGGTCGCTGTTTCGTAGTGCTTCGCGTTGTGACGCATCCACGCGCGCACATCTCTGCGGCGCGCTCCGTCGCTGATCGGCTTTATTGCGGCCTGCCTCGGACGACGCTCCATAGTTGCGGCCTCCATTTCTCTGATGAGGTCGTTGCGCTGCTGGCTGATTAGGTGGAGCGTTCGCCGCCACCTGTTTTCTTGCCGGACGGTCATGTCTCTCTCCTGTGTGTGGGGGGTGGTTACAGCGCCCGGCCTTCCAGCTCGGCGCTCTCGAAATTCACCCAGCGCTCCCACTGGGCTTTGGTGATCGCCAGCCCCTGGAAGTGCTGGCCGCCGCAGGACAAGCAGTGCAGGCGCTGCCAGGGCTTGCCTGTGGCAATGGCGGTGGTGCGGTCGCTGGTGCAAAGCTGGCAGCGCATGGCGGTCTCCTGTGTGTGGTTGAAAACCACAGCCCTGCACGCAAGGCTCTGATTTCGCCCCTCGTGAGAAGGGCTCGCCGGTTACTCAATCCGGCTCCACTGAGGGAAGGTCTAGGCCCAAGCTATGACGCTCTGAGGCTGCGTGTGCGTTGTGGCGGCGTCTCCTGGCTGTCGCGGGGTGGGCGCTCCCGCAGCCATCGGCCAACTTGAATCCCACGCCGTCTGTCGCGCGGCTTTCGCGGCCCCTTGCCTGATGGGTCAGGGGTTTGTGCGGCCGGGTCGTCCGGCTCAGTCGGGGGTCATGTGTTCTCCTTCGCAGCGCTGGGCTGCCTGGTGGTTGATCGGCACGGGAGGGGGAGAGACCGCCTCTGTTGCATCCCGCGTATGCAGGCATTCGGCCCTGCAGTTGCCTATCCGGATTCGGAGCTACCCCACTCCCGGCTTGTGCCTGCTGTCGCTTCCCGTGAGGGCGGAACCGCAGGAGCTGTTTCGAGAGCGATGTGATGGACGGGCAGGGCGCTACTCCTGCTGGGCTCATGGGCTTCGTGCCGTTAGGCGTCCTGCTTTGCCAATCCGCGACGAATCGCGTCGATGGTCAATCCATCGCCTGGCCCGGCTTTGCATTCCTGCGTGTCTGCGCTGATGACGGGTGTCCATACCGCAATCTCTCCACGCCGCCGTCCATCACATCGCTCTCTTGTTAAAGGCCATGACGGGCTACTCACGATGGATTGACCCCATCGCCTGCACTCCCTGCTTCACCCCTGTGGAGCTAACCCCGCCTGCTGCTTCGTTGAGCTTCGGGGCCGTGTCGCTTGCCCCTGGGGTGTTTCGCGGTTTGTGCTGCGATGGGTGCTAGTCTGCCCAATTATGGGTAGTTTGTCAACCCACGTATGGGTAGTGCTTGCGAATTCGCCTACACTCCCCCCATGCCCACCCAACAAGCAGACGAAAAAAAGCCCGCCGAGGTAGGCGGGCCTGATGGTGTGGTGAGGGTGCCTCTTGAGGCGCTGGTGGCCTTGGCTCCTCGGCTCTCCAGCTTGACGGGAGAGGAGGGCTACTACATTGACGTCGCGGACGAGGCTAGGAAAGCGCGAGAGTTACTTTCGATCGCCTTCCGATGCTGCGGCATAGCGCACGAAATGCCAGTGTGGCCGCCCTCAGATTCTGATCTGAAGCGCGCAACGACTGCTGTAGTGAAGTCAGGGAGACTGTACTGGTCGGATGCCCTGGATTTGCTGGAGAGCTTGGATTTGCCGACTTCCCTCGCCGACCACTTGCGTGAACGGCCTTCGGGTTCACCACTCTGATTTCGCCATCAGAGAAAATTTGGTCATCCTGCAGCAGGAATGCGTGCGCGATGGAATTCCTGTGCTCCAAGGTTTTGCTGATTGCCGCCGCAAGCTTGTCGATTGCCTTTAGCGCACCATCGTCTGCCTTGGCTGCTCTTGCTGTTCGCGTGGTAAGCGTGTGGCGGGCCTTGGATGAATCCAGAGTGAAGAAAATGGCCTGTGCTATCGCACGCGTTGTGCCCGCGTAGTGGTGAAAGACCTCGTACATGTAAGAGTCGGCCAGCGCGGCGTTGTGCACGACCTTGCCGTGAACGCGGAACGCTTCATCGGCCAATGCTCGACGTTCCTCGTCGCCGCCGTCCATCCCTGGGATGAAGTTCGTACTGTCGTTCTGTTGAGCCATGCCGAGAGTATGGCCCTAGAGATCAAAAAAAAGCCGCCTCGATGGGCGGCTCTCTTGGTGGTGGGGCGCTCAGAACGGCGGATACGGGTTGTCGATAACCTGCGCAGGCCCTGCGCCATCGAACACCACTTCCCCTGTAGCGCGCACCTTCACGATGGAGCGACCGCCCTCCAGGTTCTCCACGCTGTAGGCCTCAGTTGGCAGCGTTAGGGGCCGCTCATCCAGCACGGTCGGGTTGGCCCAGAACGGGAAGCGGAGCAGGGTAGGGCCTACAGGGTGCTCCGGCTGTTGTGCACCCTCGAAGGGTCGCATGTACATGCGCTGGTTCATTTCTGCGGTGGTTTCCGGGATCTGCCGCGTGACCTTCGTGTGGTCAAGGCGGACCGCCTCCGGGTGCTCCTTGCGGATCTGTTCTTCGCTCGCCTCGTGCCGGGTGGTGTACCACTTGCCCAGGCGGTCCTTCACCTTCCATCGGTAGTAGTCCACGGACTTCATGGCAGGCGCACCTCGAAGTAGGCCTCCTCAACTTCTCCGATCTGGGCCAGGGCGCGGTCGCGGGCGACAGTCGAGGCCCTCTGCCAGCGTTCGGCCAGCTTCTTGTCGGCGGCCGTGATGACGTCCGCGCCCTCCAGCGAGTAGATGGAGTCGAGCGCAGCGGCCACCTGGTCGGGGCCGCCCAGCGCGCGCTCAAGCTCGCGGGCGTAGCGGGTCTCCGCAGCTATCTTGGCGGCAGCCGGCAGGCTGTCAGGGGCGTCGCGCAGCGCGACGATGTACTGGGTTTCGGTGACGGTTTCCATGGTCAGCTCCTAGTAGATGACTGTATATTTAAACAGTATTCCGTGGGGCTGTGTGGGCTGTTACATGGGAGGGTTCGCCCCAGGCTAACTTTTCGAAGTGCGCGGTTTAAGGTCTTTATTCGGAGTACTGTGAGCGTAGGTAGTCGATCCGACTTGCCACCCTAGACCGGAGGTCTATATGTCAACACGCGCCATCCCCATCGGTAGTCTTTCCTTCTGGGAAGTCACGAAGAACATGCTGTTCCCCATGGCCGGCAACTCGCCGCCACAAGAGCAGCAAAAGCCATCGCCTCCAGGCAAGAAGGAGGAGGAAGAACAGCAGCAACAGATTTCAGCTCTGCGCCATACAGTGATGGCGCGTGAGATCTATGGGTAAGCGGTAGCTCTGCCTGTGCGGTCGCCTTAGGGCGACTTTTTTTCGCCCAGGCTCAGTACACCCCGTACCGCCAGGAGAAGTACAGGGCCGCCAGAACGCCAATGATGGCCAGGATCGTCATTGCCCTTCCCATGATGCCTCCTTGGTGAAAGCGCATGGTAGCCCCAGACGTGAAAAAGCCCGCTCATGGCGGGCTATGTGTTGGCCGTGGGCACTTACGCGGCCCACGTTACGGCACATCCTATGCAGGAAGCTCTCTTTGTTTTTCTCGTCGTGAGGGCTCTTGTTCGACGTGCCGTTGCGTTCGGCGTTGCCTGCAGGCAATTGGTGAGGCAATCCCACCAAGGGCGGATTGTAGCAGGCCGCCTCTCGCCCATGAAAAAGCCCGCACGGGGCGGGCTTGTCGTCTGGCGGTATTTCCTTATGCGGCTTTGCGCATTTCTACGTCTGCCTCGGTCGCCATTGGCGGCTCTTCTTGGCGCGCTTGAGATGCCCGCTCTCGCAGCATGCTCTTCAATTCACAGTCCACCCAGCGGGTCAGCACCTGGCGGATGAGGGGCTGATAGCCCAGTCCGTTGAGCTTGGCCAAAGCCTTGAGGTTGTCGAGCAAGTCCTTTTGCAGGCGGATGGAGATGGGTTGCAGCTCCAGTGCGTCATCCAGCGCAGCCGACAGTTCAGCCGGAGCGACGGCTACATGGACTTCGTCCATTCCCACGCTGTCATAGTCGATCTGGCGGTCTTCATTCATGAGTTTTCTCCTAGGTCAGTAAGCTTGCGTACTTGGTATAAATTCTTTCGACCTCCGGGGCAGCAGGGTAAGCGCTCTTGATGTCCACAATCTTGGATGCTGGATCACAGATGAACACCACTTTCAACTTCCTTCCGTAATCTGTCTCCGAGACAAACCATTGCGTCGGCACCGGCGTCTGATGTTCCGGCCTTGTGTCCGTCAGGAACACGCGATCCCTGTTGGCGAAGCACTGAATGATCTCTTGCTCGGTAACGTTGTGATCGGGCCGAGCCAGCTTCTGGCGCGTTGCTGGGGAGAGGAACATTCGCATAGGAAGAATTGTATATACAGAGCACTACGCAGCGCGTAAGTTCCGTGCCACAAGCGGGGTAGGACAACTACGTAGGCGCAGCGATCCTACCCAGCACAAGATCAGCCGTTGGTCACCTCATACCCTGCTGGCCGGCCGCCCCTGTCCAGTTCATCCAGCGTCTGCTGCAGCGTCGAGACCAGCCGTCGCACATCCTCCGGCGGCATCTCGATCCAGGCGTGCTTGATCTGTGAGCCATCCTCGGCTTTGGCCGTGTGCTTGAGGCCGATGAGCGGCTTGCCATCCACAACGCGAGTGCGGATGGTGACGTACTGGAGACGCGTGGTGATAGTCATGGTCGCTCCTTCTTCGCTCTGCGCCATTCCCAAGGCGGGATGGCATGCTGATCGGCCCAGAGCCCAGCGCGCTTGGCCCTGGCTTCCTGCTCGGCGAAATCGTACTGCCCGCGAGCCTCGGGCGTTTGCTCCCGCGAGTAGGCCCGATACCACCAGGCCATGCCCTGGGTGACCATGGCCAGGCCAGCATCGAGCGTCCTGGGGCCGTCAGGGGCCGATGCTGGCGCAACCCACACCGTGCAGACGTGGCGCTTGTAGCGGTCGGTCTTCGGGCAGTCCAGCCGCGCTTCCTTCTGGAAGGTCAACTCGGATAGCGCCTGGCGCGCACGGTTGCCGTACGGCTGCTTCTTTTCAGGCGCATCTATCCCCTGAATGCGTACTTTGAGTTGCTGGTACGGGTGGGCTACGTCCTGTGTCGGGCAGCGAGCGGTGAGAGTGTCGCCGTCGCTGATGCCGACGATCAGGCAGAGGAGGGCCAGAATCAAGAGAGGGGGGCGGCAGGCGTGGCGCGCTGGAGATACTCGCCCATGCTTTGCCTATCGCCAAAGTGGAAAACCTCAAACCCTTGCGCCAGCAATAGGTCCACATGGGCATCCGTGGCATCTTCCATGCCGTGCGGTATGTCTAGCACCGCAAGACGCTGAGTCTGTGGACCATAGGTTTTCATGGCCAGTTCGGCGGCGGTGCTTTTGACGCATGCTTCCGTCAGCTTTTGGTGTATGGAGTCGGGCGCTACGTGGTAGTCGATGGTCTGCGTAATCCGATACACGCCGTTCTTGTACACGAAATCATTCTTGAGTTCGCTGTGGGCCGGTACTGGCACATTGGCCACCACTAGGTGGTTGGCTATATCCTCGGCGTCATTGCCTAGAACATGCATCTTCTTGAATTGTTCACGCAGTGCTGTTTGCAGCCGGGTGCGCTTCTCGCGCTTGGGGCGGACTTCGTTGGCCTTGTTGGCAATGTATGTGGTCTTGATGGTTTTGAGTCGCTGGGCCACGTCTTCCGCGGTGTCTGCAGTGAACATGCCAACGGCGTCTGCTTCGCAAAAGCCGAAGCGGGCCAGCGCACGCGTTTGTGCCGCTATGCCGCGCTCGTGCGCCAGCACCATTTGCACGCTCTTCGTCCAGGCTGCCAGTCGCTGGGTGTCCCAAGTGGCGTCAATGGCGCGCAGCTTGTTCAGCGTCGCCATGGTGACCACGCGGGCATCTTCGTCTGTCGGGAATAGCGCAACGCCGACATTGATGACCTCACCCCGCATTTGATCGGGGGCGAGGCGCAAGACGACGTAGTGGTATGTCGTGCTCATGGCCAAACTCCGTGTTCGAGCGAGTGAATCGTCTCAATCACCTGCGTTTGCAGGTGGCGCTCCCACCAAAAGCAGTATGAATCCACTTCGGCGGTTGTCAAGAATACGCCGTCAAGCTCGGCAAGTACCGAGCGGCGCAGCCATTTGGCGGGAAGGGCTGCGATTTTTGCACAAGTGGCGTGGAAAATCTTCGCGTCAAATTGAGCCCCCAGAAGAGGCCAGTCGCGGGTAGCGTTCCATGTATTGAAGCTCGCATGCCGCAGTGGATGCTGGGCTGGGTGGCGCCTTGGCCAGCTACGCGAGAAGTCCATGGCGCGGAGCCGGAAGCCGTTCTTCCCTGTTGCGTCAGCTATGACCTGCACCAACCAGTTGTTCCAATGACGATCGTCGTTGCCTAACACCAGGTCGATTGCCAGCAAGACTGAAAAGGCGCTGACGTTGTGGCAGCTTGTGAGTATCGCATTCCATTCCTGTGGGCTGGAATGGTCGAAGCTGTGCACCCCTGATTCGATACGCGAGCCGAATACCTCTTGTCGGCCGCTCAGCGTTTCGATGGTGACGATTGTGGGTTGGCACGCGGGCAGGCCGCACGCATCAGATACACGGGCGCCGATGAACTCGGCTGCGCCAATGCATCCTCCTGGTTTGAGCATGAATTGTTCGCCATGCTGGGTGTAGCCCATGCCAAGGTTGTCCAGGCCGCTGCGCTTTTGGAGCGGATCGCGTTGCGCGATGAGCGGGTAGATGCCTGGCAGTGATCCGGTTGCGAGTCTTGCGCTCAAGTCGGCTGTCTCCCAGATTGTTCATTCGGAACGAAGTCCCCGGTCTCAGTGTCCAGCTTTTTAGCTACTACTTGGCCGGCTATGCCTTGCAGTGCTCGCGGCTGCTGAGCAGGCGCCGCTTGTAGTGCGTCCATCACGCGCTGCTTCGTCTCTGCGTCACCTGGTGCGACAGCCAGAAGCGCAAGATCTTCTGCGAGGGCTTTGCGATCAGGCTGCGTCAGGGGCGTGATAGCAGCGATCACCACCTCTAGAGCTTGGGGGAGGGAGGGGGCATTGGGGGCGTCATTGCCTTCGCCCATTGCGGGATGGAGAAGCTCCCAAGGCTCCTTCCTGAAAACCTTCGCAAAGACATCGATGTAATCCAAATTGACGGTGGTTTCCGCATCCTTTACGCGCTGCACCGTGCTGCGGCCCACCTTCTGGCCTTTCTCGGCCGTGGCGCGCTCCACAGCAGGAGCACTTCCGTATTCGACGCTTGAGGCCATCAGCCGGGAAAGGTTGGCTCCAAGGATTTTGCGCGCTTTGCTCATCGTGTGGCCCATATGTGGGATTGTTATGGCAAATCTTTTCCATTGATGGGTTGACAATTACCCGCATATGGGCAGAATGCCCGCCTATGAGCAGCATTCTTCAGCCCGTAATCGACCGGCTCCGGGCCGCCGGGCCTGCATCGTGGGAGCGGATAGCCGCCGATGCGGGGGTCGCAAAGACGCTTCCGCGCAAGCTGGTTTACGGGGACCGTGAGAACCCCGGCGTTCTGACCATCCAGCCGCTGATCGACTACTTCGACGCGGTTGACCGGGGCGCCCGTCAATTGCCCGATCCGGCGAAGGAGGCTGCCTAGATGCACTTCATCTACGTTGCAAGCGGCGAGCGCCTCGTAAAAGTCGGCATCACGACGCGGCCGAAGGGCAGGGCGAAGGCCCTTTCGACCGAGTTCCGGAATCGTGGCGACATCTTGACCAGGTTTGCCGTCATGCCGGGCACGCCTGCTGGCTATGGAGTCGAAAGCACCATTTGCCGGAAATTGGCTTCGATGGCGGGCGAGGTGCACGGCCGTGAGTGGTTCCTCGGCCTTAATCCTGCGGAGGTTGAAAACATCGTGCGTCCGCAAGTCATGGATGTGCGCCGATTCCAGATCGGGAACGACCTGTTCCTCAAACACATTGGCTGCAAGCACTCCCTCCCCACCCCAGAGAAGGAGGTGAGCCATGGCTAGCCCGTACCGCTGGGGCGATGTAACTCCCCCGCGCGCATTGGAGCTCAAGCGCAGGCGTGAGTACCGAGGGTCCGAGTTCTTCGCGCGGGTCAAAGCCCGCCGTGGCGAGGAATTCGACCAGGAGCGCGCGGCTACATCTTCAGCACCTCGACCTTCGCTGTCCGTGGTGGCTCCGATTGCTCCACTCGTTGAATCCCAAGAAGTAGAGCTTCGTGGGCCTGAGCAAAGGCCGATGCAATGACCTCGTTGGTGAACTCTGTGTGCTGTTCTTCCAGTTTCGACAGGATCGCTGCCGCGAGTGTGGCTGTAGGCCCGATCAGTTCCTCTTTCATGTCCGTCCTCTCTGCTGATGGTTGCTTTGACACGCCCATCGTACGGCAGGGAAGGGCGGGCACCCATTCCACAGCCCGCCTCGTTGCGAGCCCTCTCTAACCCACCAACAACAACTACCGGGAGCCCTCCATGTCCTACAAGAACCGCAACCTGATGCGCGACCCGCTTTGCATGATCCGCACAAACCAGGAGGAGCGCGAAAAACTGCTGCGCCTGGCTGATCGGCTCTGTAGTGGTGGTGCTCCTGCTGTCACCTTGCGCGAGGCCTTGCTGAGGCTTGCCGACGAGTGCGAGGAGCAGGAGGTCGATGGTCGTTTTCATGGCGGGAATCCTAGCCAAGGCAAGCGTGTTGACAGGGGCTTCTGGAGCGGCTTGCAAGCTGCCTAGGCCTTTGGAAATCCTCGACAACACGATGACAACAAAGGTCGCCAATGCAAGAGCAAGCAATCACCCTTGATCTGAGTAGCGCGACTGACAAACAGATCGACGCTATCAAAAGGAAAGCAAAACGCGACGGCGTCACTTTTGAGGAAGCTGCCAAACGGCTGCTTCTCCAACTTGCCGACCGCGAAGAACGCAAGGGCACGACAGGCCCTATTGCGCGCCTGTTCCGTTTCCCATCCGTTCACTGAGAGTAACTGCGCAGTTACTCGGGCAGACCACCATGAACACACCTACAAAAACCATCGGCATCAACGGCCGCAAGTACGCCACCCTTGCGCCCGCCCAGCTCGCCAAGACAACGTGCGAACGCTTCAAGCCGCATCCCGCCGCACCCGTCTGCAACGCAGGCATGCCGAATGCCCCTCGGGGCTTCGCATGGCCTCACCTGGCTACGCCGCCGAGGGGATGACATGTCCACGGATCGGGAAATCGTTGAACTGATCGACAAACGCCGCGAGCTGGCCGCCAAGGTGGCTGGCGTGGACGTCGAGATCTGCATGGCACTCGGAGATCGTGATGGCGCACGCCGCGCGATGGAAGAACAGAAGGCGCAAACCCTCGCACGCCAAGGCGCCAAGTTCGCGGCCTGGGAGGCGTGTCACTGATGCGCGACTACGGCAAGGTCTACGCCACGTTCTGGTCCAGCCAGACGACTCACACGCTTTCCGACGACGGCAAGCTGCTGGCGCTTTACCTGATGACCTGTTCGCACTCAACCATTGCAGGCGTTTTTCGCCTGCCTGATGGCTACGTTGCGGAGGACATCGGCTGGGACCAATCAAGGGTTCAGAAAGGGTTTGCAGAACTGTTGGCGAAGGGTTTCGCCAACCGTTGTGAAACCACGAAATGGGTATGGGTTGTGAAGCACCTGGAGTGGAACAAGCCGGAGAACCCCAATCAACGCAAGTCGGCCGCGAAGATCGCCCATTCCATTCCAGACGAATGCGCCTGGAAGCCAGCATTCATGAGGGCTTGCGCCGAATCTCTCGGCATTGAGTTACCAGCGACTGCGAACGGTTCAACAACGGTTGCGGAACCGTTGCTTAACCAGGAACAGAAACAGGAACAGGAAATAGAACCTAACGGTTCTGTCGGCAGCGCCGACCGCCTGCCACGCTGCGACACGCAGTCCGTGGTGGACCTGTACCACGAGGTTCTGCCCGAACTGCCCGCCGTGAGGCTGATGAACGACCAGCGTCGCAAGGCCGTGTCCTCGCTCTGGAAATTCGTCTTGACGTCGAGGCGTGGGGATGGCGAGCGCCGGGCGACGACTGCGCCGGAGGCGATGGACTGGATCCGTGGCTACTTCACCCGAGCCCGTGACAACGACTTCCTCATGGGCCGCGGCTACAAGGCGCCCGGGCATGAAGGCTGGCAGTGCGACTTTGACTTCCTGCTGTCGGAGAAGGGCAAGAAACACGTAATCGAGAAAACCCAGGTGACCGCATGAACCACAACGATCTCCCTGTCGAGGAATTCAGCTACTCGCACGAAGCCGAATGCTCCGTGATCGGCGCTGTACTGTCCGTTGGCCCCGATGCCTACGACGCCGCCAATCTGACGGCCCCCATGTTTTTCCAGCCGCTGCACCAGACGCTGTGGACGGAGCTGGAGAAGCTGGTACTGGCTGGCAAGCATGTCGATGTGGTGGCGCTCATGGAGTCCATGCGCGGCGCAGACGTCGATTGGAACTACGTGCAGAACCTGACTGGCTCCTACGTGTCGGTCCGCGCTGCGCGAGGGCATGCGCAGGTCATCCGCGACTATGCAAAGGCACGGGGCCTGAAGGCCGCTGCCCGCGCCGTGGTGGAGGTTGCAGCGGACGAGAGCCTCTCCATCGAGCAGCGGGTGTCCCAGTCGGTGACCAAACTGGAGGCCGTCATCGAGGAGCGGACTGAAAAGGACGTGCTGCCGGTGGCGGACTTCGTGGCGGACTTCCTGGATCGCCTGCAAGCCATGGCTGACGGGGACCTCACGCCTAGCCGGCCCACCCACATCCCTACGTTGGACGGACTGCTGTCCGGCGGTTTTCGCGACGAACAATTGGTGATCGTCGCTGCCCGTCCATCGGTAGGCAAGTCGTCGTTCGCGCAACAGTTGGCATTGAGCCTGGCGCGCGACGGCATCCCGGCCGCATTCTTCGGCATGGAAATGACCAGCCGTGAACTGACAAACCGCACGGTGGCGAACGTGGGCCGAGCACCCCTGAGCGGTCTGAAGACGGGGAAGATGGACGAGGACGAGTGGTCCCGCGTGACCGAGGGTGTCGAGGCCCTGCGCAACCTGCCTCTCTACCTGTACGACCAGCCCGCTATGACGCTTGCTGAGGTTGCATCCAAGGCGAGGAAGGCCGTGCGCAGGCATGGTGTGAAGGCCCTGGTGGTGGACTATCTGCAGCTCATGAAGGGTTCCGGATTCCGTGCTGAACGGCGCGTGGAGCTGGAGGAGATCACGCGCGGAATGAAGCAACTGGCGAAGCAGTTGGGCATCACCGTATTCCTGCTGTCGCAGCTCAACCGCGAGGTGGAGAAGCGCGCCAATCCCCGCCCGGTCATGTCCGACCTCAAGGAATGCGGAGCCATCGAAGAAGACGCCGACGTGATCCTGGGCCTGTGGACGCATCGCAAGGGCGACGAAGGTCAGGGCGACATCAAGGGCTGTGTCGTGCTCAAGAACCGCGACGGCCAGACCGGCGAAGTGGCCCTCCATTTCTCCGGAGCCTACCAGCGGTGGGGTGAGTCCACCGAGTCACTGGCCCCGCCGATCAAGAGCGCGCCGGCGAAGGGCAGCAAGTACGCGGAGGACTTCTGATGTCGGGCATGA